AACTGCCCAGCGCAGACCGTGCCTATATCACCGCGCTGTTACGCCGTGGTGAAAAGTTCAATGCAGAGCCTCGTATCAATCTGTCCACGATCCACGGATCTAAGGGCGGCGAGGCTGATAACGTGGTTCTGTTTACAGAGATATCACCAGCCGCATCAAAGGCCGCGGAACTCGCGCCTGACGATTTGCACCGTGTGTTCTACGTTGGCATCACACGGACCAAGCAGAACCTATACTTAGTTGAGCCTGACGATGCCACGAGGAGTTATCAGATATGAAACGTAATGACGTACTCAAAAAAGCAAAGACCATAATCAACGGCGCACGGGCCAAGGATTATGGCGATGCTTATGAAAACCATGAACATATAGCCAAAATGTGGTCTGTTCTGCTAAATACAGAGGTTACCGCTCATCAAGTGTATCAATGTATGGTTGCGGTAAAGCTGGCTCGTCTGATGGTAACACCACGGCATGAGGACAGTTGGGTAGATATTTGCGGGTATGGAGCGTTAGGTGGCGAAGAAACGAGTGATTAAAAGATCAGATAAGCTCATTCGGTTCATCCGCGTTGAACAACTGGACCATTACCTCAATCAGGGCTGGAAGGTTCTTCAACAGGGCGACGAGATCGTAACCATTTACTGGAAATGATATGGCACTACAGATGACAATGTTCGGACCCAAGAGTGAATGGGTTCCACCGGCAGAGCTACCCGACATATTCGATGCTAAACAAATAGCCATCGACGTTGAGACAAAGGACCCAAACCTCAAGTCCAACGGGCCCGGATGGCCTACCGGTGACGGCGAGGTAGTGGGCTACGCTGTAGCTGTTGCCGACTGGGCTGGATACATACCCATTCGGCATCTAGGTGGCGGCAATCTGGATGAGCGCATAGTCAACAAGTGGCTGAAGAAAGTGTTTGAGTGTCCCGCCGACAAGATTATGCACAACGCCCAGTATGACGCGGGCTGGATACGCCGCATGGGTTTTACCATTAACGGGCGCATAATCGACACCATGTTGGTGGCCGCACTGCTGGATGAAAACCGGTTCAGCTACAGCCTCAACTCACTCTCCTACGATCTGCTGGGTAAAATAAAGACTGAAAAGACTCTGCAAGAAGCAGCCCGCGAGTTTGGCTTGGACCCCAAGGCTGAGATGTGGAAGATGCCAGCCATGTATGTGGGGCCATACGCTCAGAACGACGCAGAAATTACACTGGATCTTTGGAACTATCTGTCCACCCAGCTTACCAAGGAAGAGCTCTGGCCAATCGCAAATCTAGAGCTTGACCTGTTGCCCTGTCTGATCGACATGACATGGCGAGGGGTGCGGGTAGATCAGGACAGAGTCGAGAAAACGCGGAACACGCTTCTAAGCAAAGAAAAGGATGTGCTTGCTCAAATCAAGCGAGTGGCCGGTAGGGACGTGGAGTTGTGGGCCGCCGCGTCTATAGCCAAAGCATTTGACGCGCTGGGCATACCGTATCCAAAGACAGAAAAGAACGCCCCGTCATTTACCAAATCGTTTCTCACGGACCATGACCACGAGTTGGCACGGCTGATCGTGCAAGCCCGCAACCTGAACAAGACCAGCGGCACGTTCATCAACACCATAATGAAGCATTGCCGCTCTGATGGCCGCATACATAGCCACATCAACCAGATCCGTTCTGACGATGGCGGCACGGTATCGGGACGCATATCCATGTCAAACCCAAACCTACAACAGATACCGGCGCGTGACCCTGAGATGGGGCCGATGATACGCAGTCTGTTCCTGCCGGAAGAGGGTGACCAGTGGGCGGCTATAGATTTCTCGCAACAGGAACCACGGATCTTGGTTCATTACGCATACGTTTTTGGCAAGACAAGAGGCGCGTTACTTAACGGCGCAGAGGAGTTCGTTAATGCTTATAGACATGATAGTAATATGGATTTTCATACGATGGTCGCAGAAATGGCGGAGATCCCGCGCAAACAGGCGAAGACGATTAACCTTGGCATGATGTATGGCATGGGCGTCAATAAGCTATCTGACCAGCTAGATATTGATGTTGAAGAGGCCAAGGGTCTGGTTAAGCAGTACCATGACCGCGTCCCGTTTGTGAAAGGACTGATGAACGGCGTACAAAATCACCTGAACAAAAAGGACGGCAGTGGTTCCGTCCGGTCGATACTGGGGCGTAAGTGCCGGTTTGATCTGTGGGAGCCCGACACCTTTGCCATGAACAAGGCTCTACCATACCAAGAGGCCATCCGCGAGTACGGTGAGACCACCAGATTGAAGCGGGCGTACACTTACAAAGCACTCAACAGGCTGATCCAAGCGTCTGCCGCGGACATGACTAAGAAAGCAATGGTGAACATCTACAAGACAGGACGCATACCGCTTGTGCAAATACATGATGAAATCGCCATGTCTGTGGAAAATCGTGAAGAAGCGAAAGAGGTTGCAGAAATTATGGAAAATGCTGTACCGTTAGAGATACCCAACTTATGTGACATTGAGATCGGTCCTAGTTGGGGTGAAGCAGAGTAATTGTTTCATGTAAATCCTCCCTTAGAAGACTGGTCCCGCTTCGGCGGGGCCTTTTTTACTTGTAAAATAACAACTTCTCTTATATATTCCTACACATAAGGAGCTATATATGGACATCACCAAGTGGAAATCTGTTCTCGTACCCATCGAAGTGTACGAAGAGATTAAGAAATTAGCGAAATTAGAGGGCCGGACAATATCTGGTCAGCTTCGCGTCATGTGGAACGTCTATCGCAAAACAATCGGTTGACCATTTTTTTTAACTATGGTATGCGATAAGTCTTAGTTACTAAGGAGAGGTATATGCTAAATAAATTCTTACGACTGTTCTTCCCTATGTTTTTCTGTGGGCCTGAACGGGCCAGAGATGACAAGGGGCGTCTGCGGGCTGACGACAAATCAACGCCCACGGTCAACGAAGCATGGGTAGGCGGTAAAGCTCCCGTGAAAAAGAAACGGGGCCGTCCACCAAAAGCAAAGATCGCCGCGCCGGTAAAGAAAAAGCGCGGTCGTCCGCCAAAGAAATGACAATAAGTCAGGGTGATGGCAGTATGGGGCGTTTAATAGAAGATGGGCTATGCCCTCGCTGCCATACATCTATAGTTCACTTCCCGCCCGTCGATGTTCACGGGCATTATCAATGTTCAGTATGCAAGATGGTCATATCAGATTGCTGTCAGGGAGAAAGAAATGATATGCCCCAAGTGTCAGGGAAAGAGTAAGGTCTATAACAGTAGGCGACTTGGAGATACAACACGTCGTCACCGGCGGTGTTTAACGTGCGGTCATAAGTATTCTACCATAGAAACTTTAGAAACTTTAGAAACTAAGGTAGTCAAACTGGACGACATCATGGGTGATCCTATCAAGAAATTAGATAAGGTGACCGTAAAGCGTTACCCAGTGAAGAAGAAAAAACGCTTTGAGGACATGGATTTTGAAAACATGTCTGACGAAGAGTTAGAAGAATTAATTCATGGTGACGATTTCTCTTGACTTTTCCCAAACAATCGCATATATATGAGCTTGTAAAGCCCCCAAGCTTTACAAGTTCCCGTAGTAGCCCCCAGAGTTCGCACGACTCTGGGGGTATTTTTTTCTGCTTGACAATATGTAGTAGTAAGACTATATAGGATAATTCTTATGTCATTAGCAAAGGAGAAAAAAAATGGCAGCTACAAAAAAGACTAATGATGCAATTAGCATCCCAGTCATCAAGCAGGGCCAAATCAAAATCCGCTTGATTGGACAGACCCCGATGTACTTCAACAGTATGTCGGCAAAAGCTAAACGAGACCTTCTCGTTGGCGCAGGCCGCAAGACTGCGGCTGAAAAGAAAGAAATCAAACATAATCCGGAACAGGAGTTTGCCGACTCCATGCACACCCAACCAAAAGGTGACACGCTTTTGTGTTTCCCAGCGGCTGGCGTAAAGGGTGCAATGGCTACGGCTGCACTTGAAACGGCTGGTGTAAATAAGACCAGCGTTAACCGGCTTATCTTCTTGCCACAGGCAAATATAAATATCTGGGGCAAGCCGTACCTTAAAATTGACGTAGTACGGTCCGCGGACATGAACCGCACACCGGATATGCGTACTCGTGCCTATCTTCCTAACTGGTGCGCCGAAGTAGAAATCAGGTTTGCTACACCTAATTTCAGCGCACGTTCTATCTCTTCTCTCGTACAGAATGCCGGACAACTAATCGGCCTTGGCGATTTCCGTCAGGAGAAAGGCCGTGGGTCTTTCGGTACATTCTCTATAGCCGGTTCTGAAGATATGGGCGAATACCAAGATATTTGGGACGAGCTTATGCAAGAGGGCCGCGAGGTTCAGGAGTTAGCGCGTGACAATCCAGAGTGCGCGGATCAGGAAACAGCAGAACTAATGCAGTTCTTACAAGAAGAGCGGTTGCGGAGGGCTGCTTAACCAATATAGGCGGGGGTTCTTCCCCCGCCGCGGGTTGCGGAAAGACGGTTATGGTGTCTTCGGGTGGGCCATGTTGAGTTATGGAGAGTCGAGGCGGTTGTGGTTTGATGGCGTCCGGTGTGTTGCGGTAAGGTCCGGTCCGGCTGGGCAAGTTACGGCGGTTCTGGTCACATGAGTTTTGGTTGGTTCCGGTGAGGTGAGGTTTGTTGTGGCACGGCGGTTAAGGCTGGATAGGCAAGGCGGGGTTCGGTCCGTCACGGTACGGCTAGGCTGGGTGAGGTTGGGCTGGGCGCGGCGGTCATGGTGCGTTTCGGCTGGGTCTCGTAAGGTTCGGTTGGGCAAGGCGGTTTCGGCATGGTCAGGTCTGGTAGGATTACATGAGGTTAGGTAAGGCGGTTGAGGTGTGGAAAGTTGCGATAAGGACGGTTTGATCTGGCAAGGTTGGGCGGTCATGGCGTGGAAAGGTTACTTTAGACATGGCTTGTCTTGGCATGGCGGTTTAGGAGGGGTTTGTCACGGTGAGGTGCGGCTAGGCAAGGTTTGGTAGGGCGCGGTCAGATTTGGTTAGGCGGTTGTGGAATGAAGAGGCATGGTGAGTAGAGGTCGGGCATGGCGGTTAATTTTAAAAGGAGGAGTAAATGAGTAACTTTGCAAGAAAAACCAAGCAGCGGATAATCGACGATTATCTGCAAGCTACCGGTTATAATATATTCAAGGCCGATGAGTTTGTGGACTGGCTGGCAACCCAGCCGGAACATGAAATGTATGACGCATTTTATGGCGTGGATGATAGCACGGCGGCGCGTAACTGGCGTATCGACATGGCACGGCGCATGGCCAGCGGACTACGGATCGTGGTTAAGCAGGAAGAAGTCCAGCAAAGTGATGTCGTGTCAATCAAGGTCGCTGAATATCCGGCATACATATCGCCGGTAGCCAAGCGTAAAGAAGGCGGCGGCTACGAACCGTTTGACCCTGACGACGAAGCCTCGCAAGAAGAACTACGTCGTCAGGCTGGCGTGTCACTGGCCGCGTGGCTCAACCGCTTCCGTGGTTCGGCTGAACATATCGGGCTCGACTTGACGCCGGTTGAAGAAATAGTCCGTATTCTTCGCGATGATAAAGACGAAGCAGTTGGGGCTTGACAATATGTTGTCACCGTAGTATATAGGAGTTATCTTATGTACTACGGGAGATTGAAACAATGCCAAAAATATATGAAGTTGAAATTGTGGCCTCTATATCAAAAAGGATTGAGGTCGTAGCTGACTCTGAAGAACATGCTAATGAATTGGCGCATGAGATGTTTCATCTTGAATATGATGGGACGCCAGAGGTATTTGAGCAGGACACATACAGAATTGAGGAGATTGGTGAACGATGACGGTTGAATACTTACCCGTCGAGGGTTGCGAAGAGTGTGAGTTCTTTGAAACCGCTTGCCCTGAGTGTATCCTGTATGGGGAAGCAGAGAGGATTGATACGGATGACTGATAGAAAACAAGAATTATTGGATTTTGCTAATGATCTAAGCAACGAAGATTTATGCTTTCTAATCAACTGTATGGCTAACCGTTGCGAAGTTTACTTTGGGTCTCTAGCTAAATGCGTGTTGTCCAGTGAGGTGATGGATGCTTGTATGAACGGCACCGTTGTTCAAATAAATTGTAAAAACGCAGAACTGGACGATTTACGCGAGGATGATTTTTTCAAATATGCAATCGAAAAAGTGAAGGAAAATGCTGAGTGTAACACGCTGTAATAACTGTAACGAACCGGCTGCCGCAAAAGATGGTGGCCGGTTCTTGTGTTCTGATTGCTGGTTTAACGTATGGGCACCACGGGAGATGCTACATGGACAAGAAAGAAGAAATTTTAAAATTGTCGAGAGACATGGACTGGCCGACGGCCCTCAACGAAATAGAACGGGTGGTAGATTTACACGCTTCACTTACAGTATCTAAAGGTGAACATACCCGTGAGGCTTATAAGCGGGCGTGGAAAACAAGAGCCGCTTGGGAAAGGATACAACGTGGATAGCACCGATAGCTTTGATGAAGCCGGTCAGCGGGTCGAGGACCTTCTGGATGAAATGGCCAAAGATGGTCACGGCGCAGGGGCCGTCATGGGCGGCGCACTGACCGCGATTATCTTCCGGCTGATAATATCCTCGCCGGACTCTACGACGGCCATTGGCATGATTACGTCGTGCATGGCCAGCGGAGCTCGCGCCGCGGTCGAGTATGAAAACGAAAACGCGGAAACGACGCATTGAAAAAACCCCCAGCTTTGCGGCTGGGGGTTTTCGTTTATAGGTATTTGGCGAACCGACGCTTGGCAGGGTGCCACGCACCACGGCTCTTGACGTAATGGTCGTAATGCCAGCCAGCCTCTTCGATATACCGGCCATCTTCCGTATCCTGTATGTACGTCCACAGAATAGAAACCGGTCTATCTTTTTTCAGCGAGAACTGCTGGGTATACATCTCTGCAACTTGCAGAAAGAAACTAGGTATCTTGTACGACTTGACAATGGTGCCTTGAAACAGACCATGCACCTGATCTTCAATATCATAAACAAGGACGGGCATTTGTCGTAAGGATATATCTTCCTTACACCTGTCGTTAATATAGTGCCGCCGTAATTTATGAAACTTTTCGTCTGGCTTGAAACAAACCCGCCGCACTTCCAGTATGTCTTTTCTGTTTGTGCGGCCACATGGGTTGCCCACTATCGCCACCCCTAGTAACTCCCGATGCTTCAACGCTACATGGTGTTCATACAGCGCATAGCAAAAAGCTATATGCAAATCAGGCAGAGGGTCATTGTGTCGATGCCATTCTTTAATCGCACGATTGGCCTCGACATTACTTATTGGTTTTATCACTAGCATGATAAAAGTCTCCGTAGCTATTAACTTGTCAAACAGCGAAGCTCTAAGCTTGTTCCTATTATACCACGCCATTATTCGATGTTGACGTGACGGGCATAAAAAAAGTTTGTCAATAAATTGACAACATGTTGTCACCTAGATAGAGCTCTAGTCTTGTATAAGAGTATATCATAATATCGCATAAAAGTCAATGCGACAAAGTGTCGCAGTACAAAACGTGAACGCTCTAGCTGGAGTGTCAATTTTTTGACGCATATAATCGCATACCTATAAAACTTTTAAAAATTTATGCTTGACAAGTATGGGATAGTATGCTATAGTATAAGAACAATCAGAAATGATTGTGCGCTGTTTGAAATCGTTAACTACTACGGGAGGTCAGTATGACTGATTGTGCAAAAGACTGGGTGTTGCCCAACGGCTTCACCTATATCGCTTCAACCGCCGGACACTACGGCTCGTGGGCCAAGGCCCTTGACCCGCTGACCGCGGCCCGCAAAGCGGCGAACTACAACGGTAGCTCGTACCCGCATTTCGTCTCCGTCTGGTACGGCCCTGACGAAACCAGCCACGTAACAGACATGGGCGGCTTGTCCTACGCTTCAGAAAGCGCAGACAAAATGGTGCCGGTCGGCTTCTTTGAAGTCGGCAAAAATAGCATCAAACCGTCAAAAGATGAGAGGTGTACACACCTTGAGTTTGTCGAAGAGTGGTTGCGTTACTTCGATAGATCACACCAGCAATGGGTGAAACATCAACAAGAACAATGATTTAGAGAGCGCGGCCCACGGGTCGCGCTTTTTAGTTACGCGTAACTCTATATAGGCTCAAAAATAAAAAAAATATTTTTTAGTAAAAGTAAGCGTTACAAGCGTTACAGCGTTACACTGTGTGTTAAAGCTATGAAAAACATAATACTTTTTTGTAACGCAGTAGTGTAACGCTATTAAAACAAGGTCGTTACACTTTTTAAACAGGAAAACGGCCTTATTGGCTGAAATTTTGGTTTTTATAAAAAATATTTTTTGCCCTATATAGTGTTCTGCGTTACTAATATCTGAACGTGACCTTTTTAACGGTGGTATTATGGCAAGAGTAGCGGCGGGTAAGATAACAGGAAAACCTAGAGAACGGCGAGGCAGACCACCGGCTGGCGTGGATCAGCCCTTAACTCGTAAGCAGGAACTTTTTGTAAAAGAACTGGTGAGTAAAGACGGGCAGATTACGTTACGCGAGGCGGCTATCAATGCTGGATACGCTGTAACGTCTGCACATAGCAGGGCTTATGAACTGACCAACCCGCATATATCGCCCCATGTCGTGGCGGCCATACAATCTTATCGGCGAGAGCTTGATGAAAAATATGGCATCACGTTTCACCGTCACGTCAGGGATTTGCAGAACATACGAGATTTGGCTTTGCAGAACGGGGCATATAGTGCCGCCGTGCAAGCTGAATACAGACGGGGACAAGCGCAGGGGGACATATACGTCAACAAATCAGAAATCCGTCATGGCTCTATCGACAGTATGAGCAAAGAGGATGTTTTGAAAGCGTTAGAGGAACTCAAGCAAAGTTATGCCCCAGTCACAATCAACGTCACGCCGGAAGATGAAAACCCCAGTAATCGCAACAAAGCGAGAAAGCGGCTTCTACAAACAAATAAAGGAAGCGGCACAGAGGTCGAAGCGGAAGTTACTACTGACGCGGATTGAGAATTATGTGGGAGCCGGAATACCAGACTTACTTATATGTGACGAGTTTGGTGTGTTTCATTTTGTGGAGCTTAAATTTCTGACAAGCAACGGGGTCACGTTACAGCCGTCACAAGTGGCGTGGTTGTCTCGTCATCAACATAGTCCGTCATGGATACTGATTAAGAAACAGAACAAACCGACAGATGAACCGGAAATGTTTTTGTATCCGGCTAGCGCGGCGGTTGATTTGAAAATGGACGGCTTACAATCCGTCGAGCCAATACACCATCAAAAAGGCAAATTTAACTGGGATGTGCTTTTCGACTTGATTTGTCCCACATAATCCTATATGTAAAGGCATCGTTAATTACTACGGGAGTTATGAACGATGACTGAAACAGCAGAACAGCGGATGTTAAAGGGATTGCGCCAGTTGATTGATTATAACTGGTGCAGTGAACAGCAACATTTTTATGACGAGGGTGAACCAGACAATCACGTTTTTCGGGTGTTGCAGGATTTGAATTTTTATTTAGAAGAAAGGGAGATTGCGAACTAATGTTTATATTTTCTATCATTGGCCGGTTGTTATATGGGCCGGATTGGGAAAAGCACACGCAAAAGCGGACGCGACATATAAGCCGCCGCCGTCGATAAAATTTTAAAAAATACTAGGCCCCGTCAATATATCTTGACGGGGCTTTGTTTATTCTATATATGGGACAAATCGCATTCAACTACGGGAAATAGAAAAATGCTTAAAACTGTTAAAAATTCAACTGCCAATAAAACGGCGGGCTTGGCCGTCACATATCGCGCCGGTAATGGTGAAAAGTTTGGAACCTGCCCCGCCGACTGCAAACTAAATGATAGCGGGCGCGGGTGCGGTGCCGGTCAAATAGATTTTGAATATTTGGACGCCGTGCTAGATGCCAAGCCGCGACGCGGGGAAAGCTTCACTTATTCACATTTTCACCCGTTATACTGGGCGCAAAAACTGGCCCCGAATAAAACGACAATAAATTATTCCGCCGATACTTTGGCCGAAGCCGTGGCAATATGTGCTAATAAAATCGCGCCGGTTGTTACAGTCGTTAAAAAATCATTTTGGAAAAATGGCAAGTTTGCGGTCATCACCCGTGACGATATACCGGCACCCGTTCGCGTCATTAGATGCCCCGCCGAATATCTGGATAATGTCGGGTGTGTTAATTGCGGCGGTAAAGACGGCCCCCTATGCGCTAGACTGGCCCGTGATTTTATCGTTGGATTTACTGGCCACGGCGTCAAAAAGAAAAAAATCGAAAACGGCGAACGCGGCGGGTGTTATGCGGCGGGCGGCAATGTTGCGTTGCATTGGACGGCCACGGCTGGCCAAAATCAAAACCAATCCGACGGGGACCGGTTGCGGGCTTTTGTCAAAACATTATCGCCACGGGCCATTATCCGGCACCATGTCGCGGGGGACATTGGGGCAGAATAGAAATTTTAAAAAATTCTAGTTGCATAATATCGCATAATCTGATATGAAAATGACCGGCGGCGCAATGATGCCCGCCGGTTTTTTAACTTTTACGGGAAATGAAAACATGACTCATACAATCGAAAACAACAAAAATTCGCTTCAAAACCTGCTTTTAAAGGTTCAGGATCAACATGCCCGCGCCGCCGATTATCTGGCACCGACGCATGATTTGCAAAAAATCACGTCAGACAATGGGCGGCCCCAAGTTGTGATAGAACAGCGCGGCGGCGAACCTACCAAAATTTTTGATATAAATGACGTTGCATTCGGTCAAATTGCCAGCCATGCCGATATTGACGCTAGAACGGCCCGCCGGTTGCAAGCCGAATATTCGCCGGAATTTGACGCGCTCATAAATGCAATCTGGCAAAAAAAGCCCGCCGTCCGGATGTTAAGAACGCACGCCGCCGAAATGGCCGCGGGCGATTATATGGGCGCGGCGGTATCCGACGGCTTATTGCGGGCTTTTGTTTCCGACAAATTTAAGACGTTCGACAATATCAATTTATTGCAATCGGCGTTGCCGCAATTGATGGACAACCCCGCCGCCTTTCAGGTGGTAAATGCCGACGTGACCGACAAACGGCTTTATTTGCGGCTTAAATCGTTGGTTCAAACTGGCACGGGTGCAAACGTCGGGGACCATATGGCGAACGGTATCGGCTTGCAAAATTCGGAAGTTGGCGCGGGTTCGGTTTCGGTTTATCAAATCGCTTGGACACTGGCTTGTTTAAACGGTATGCAAACCCAAAATAAAACGCGGTCCAGCCATATCACGTCGGCCCGTGATACCGATGATTGGGGCTTGCTATCCGACGCCGCAAAAGATGCCGACAATAAAGCTCTAGAGCTTAAAATTAGGGACCTTGTCGGCGTCTATTCCAGCCGTGATGCATTTGACCAAGTTATTGAGCAAATGAAACAAGCCGCCGCCGACGTTATCGACGGCGTGGCCGTCGAGAAAACCGAAGTTGTGCAAAACTTGGGCCGCGTAATGCAATTAACCAAAAAAGAAACGTCCAGCGTTTTAGACGGGCTTTTGGATACAATCGGCCAATCTGGATATGAGCAGGGCCAGCCGATAAGCCGCGCCACGTTGGTCAATGCGGTGACAGCCGTGGCCAATAAAGCCGACGCCGACGATGTTGACGCGTGGCAATTACGGGGCGGGCAAGTTTTGAATATGAAACCCGCCGATTGGCAACGGGTTGCCGCCGTGGCCGCATAACCGGCCCCGCATATATTCCACACTGGCCCCGCCGTTTGGCGGGGCTTTTTTGTGGGGGCTTTACATATGGGACAAATCGCATATAATGGGCGGCGTTGGGGTTGCCACGGTGGCGGCCCCCGAATTACGGGAAACTAAAATTATGGAAAATTTAAACTTCGACAACGACGCAATCGTAGACCCGAAAGACGCCGAAATAGAACGGCTTCAACAACAGCTAGAACATGCCAACCGGCGCGACGCATTAAAAGCCGAACAGCTAGACCAACTGGGCGACGCGGTCATGGGTTTAATCGGTGACAAGGTCGAAGCCTTGGCCGAAAGCATAGCCGAAAGAGAAATTGAGCGGGCGTTGGATGATTACGAAATTGAAATCTGGGATCATCAGGACGCTATCGGGGAAATGATCGACGAACGGTTGCCGGAGGGGCTGGACGATGAAAGCCGCGCCGACGATTTGAAAGCCGCTGTGCGGGAAATACTGGCCGATGCCAACGTGAAATTGGAGCTTGAATAATGGCGGCCCCCGTTTGGTATGATTGCCAGCCGTGTGGCATTCGCTATGCCGATATCATTCACGACGATTGCCCGCGCTGCGGCAATCCGGAAACCACGCCGACACCGGCTGGCATGGTCATCCGGCTGGATGAAAAATTCGGAGAGCCGTCTTTTGCGGTGACTATCGACGCAATCGACGATTAAACGCCCCACAACGTCCACAACGCCCCCGCTGGTACTCACTAGCGGGGGTTTTCTTTTGCCCCGTCACTGGCCAGCGTTGCGCCATTAAACCAGTTAATCACGGCGGGCCATGCCCCGCGCCCATTGCCTCAAACATACCGGCCCGCCACCCGTGGCCAGTTGGCCGTGGCCACCGGCAACCGGCAACCGGCCCGCAATCGCCGCATCTGGACCGCTGGCCGTGGCCACCGGCAACCGGCCCGGCTGGCCCGCTGCTGGAAAAAAAGCCCGTGTTTCGCGGCCCGCTGCCCGTGGCTAGGGTCCCCCGGCTATCGGGTCAAAATCCGCAGAAATCCGCCATTTTTCCGCGATTTTCGCGCCGCCGCCCACGCGCTGGCTAGCGCTAGCTAGGGCCATGTTTCTCGCAAATATTTATGTGAAAAATGATATGAGTTGTTAACTGCCTAATTATTGTGCATATTTATGCGTATCTTTTGTGCAGTTAGGGGCCCCCTATGGATGTTTCAGATCAGGAGGCGAAACTTCGTCTTCGACTAGCTCAGATTGAACGTAATGAAGCTTGTCGTGATGACTTTTTGATCTTTGTAAAAAATATGTGGCCAGAGTTTATCGCTGGTCGTCACCATAAAATTATTGCCGATAAGCTGGAGCGTGTAGCCAGCGGTGAGTTAAAGCGTTTGATCATCAATATGGCCCCGCGTCATACGAAGTCCGAGTTCGCTTCGTTCTTGTTTCCTGCATGGATGATGGGTAAGAATCCAAAAATGAAGATCATTCAAGCAACGCATACCACGGAGCTTGCGGTCAATTTTGGACGAAAGACGAAGAACTTAATTGATAGTGACGATTACAAAGAAATATTTCCAGAAGTTCGTTTGGCTGCTGATAGTAAAGCATCGGGAAGATGGGACACCGCCTCTGGTGGTATGTACTATGCCGTTGGCGTCGGATCGAACTTGGCGGGACGCGGCGGTGATCTCGTAATCATTGATGACCCGCATTCTGAACAAACGGCGATGTCGGCGAATGGTTTTGACGATGCGTGGGATTGGTACACAGGGGGCCCCCGACAGAGACTCCAGCCGGGTGGGTCAATAGTTTTGGTTCAGACCCGGTGGTCCGAAAAGGACATGACGGGTCAACTGCTTCGTGCGATGGCTAAAGATCCTTTGGCGGACCAGTGGGAAGTTGTAGAACTTCCTGCCATTTTTGATGACGACACGCCGTGTTGGCCAGAGTTCTGGTCTATGGAGGATCTCACCGCGGTCCGCGCATCTATCCCGCCCAGCAAATGGAACGCGCAGTATCAGCAAAACCCGACGGGTGAAGAGAACGCGATTATCAGGAGAGAGTGGTGGCAGCGTTGGGACAAGAAGAACGTGCCTAACTTGGAGTTTGTTATACAGAGTTACGATACGGCGTTTAGTAAAAGAGAAACTTCAGACTTTTCTGCGATTACAACGTGGGGTGTGTTTCACCCGGAAGAGGCTGGGGGACCCCCGGCGTTGATACTTCTTGATAGCCAGAAGGGGCGTTGGGATTTTCCGGAACTGAAAGAGGTAGCGTTGGATCAGTATAAGTACTGGGACCCCGACACCGTCATCGTGGAAGCGAAGGCATCTGGTTTACCGTTGACGCATGAATTAAGAAACGCAGGAATACCTGTTGTTAACTTTACGCCGAGCAAAGGTAATGATAAGGTTACGCGAGTTCATTCTGTATCCCCGCTTTTTGAGGCGGGTATGGTCTGGGCACCGGATGAAGCGTTTGCAGACGAGTTGATTGAAGAGGTAGCCGCGTTTCCCAATGGTGAATACGATGACTTGGTAGATAGTATGACACAGGCTTTGATGAGATATCGTCAGGGTAATTTTGTACAACTGCCGTCAGACGACTGGGGCGATGAGGACAACGAGATAAGGGTTAGGGCTTATTACTGATGTCAGATAGTATCGTAGACTTGGGGGCCGCCGCTGTTGACTATGTAGGCGACAAAATATCAGACGCGTTTGATTACATGACAGGGGCCCCGAAAGCTTCTGCTAGCGGCGGTTATTACAAGAGTCTTGGTCCCGGTGCTCGTCAATACTTTTCCGGTCCCGGAGAGGAAGAGGGCGAGAGCTTTTTTGAATATCTGGGTTTTGAAGAGGGCGGCGTAGCCATCCCTCAAGAAGACATGGACGATTTTGTTGATTTCATTCAACGTAACCGGCCTTCTTACAAAGAGGGCGAAACTACAGAATATCGTGGTTTTGGCAGTTTGTTAGGTATGCAGCCAATAGATCCAAACGCAACGATTGTCATTGATGGTGTTCAACAACAAGTTGCGCCTCAAAAACCTGAGTTTGCCGGTCGAGCAGATCCTTTAGGTATAGGTGAATTTTTTAAGCCACAAGAAGAAGGTGGTTTTGCGGACCCTTACTTTCCACAGCGACCCATCGAAAAACAGGATTTTAGTGGCATCCGAGGATTTCAGATGGGCACACAGGTTAAGCTAAACGACAGAGATGACGCCGTAGGCACTAAGTTGATGCGGCAGGCAGGTATGCAGGCGTCTGCCAATCAGGTCATGGACAACCTAGACCCCAAGGTTTTAGCACAAATGTCTCGCATCTTGGGGCGGGACATTGGCTGAGAAAAAAACAGGACTGCCGGTAGACCCAACCTCTTCACTGGTTTCTCAGATAGCGTCACCTTTTATACCGGTTGAGTATGAAACTGTACGACCGTATGAAGTAAAATCCTCTCAAATAGATGACATGGGCGGATACACCGCTTACCGCGAAATACCCGGCGAGTACAAAATAACTGGTATCGGGACTCCGCCGATAGTGTCTGGTGGTATTGAGTTTTTCAAACAGTTTATAGACGAGCCGACAGAGACGGCTAGCGGTATAGCCACGGCTGTTGGGGAGGAGTTAAAAGAATACCCAGCCCGTCAGCTTCGCACCGCGCTGTCTGGTGGTGAGACATTTAATCCTGAAACAGGAGAAGTAGAGCGTTTCGATCCTTTTGGTGTACCGGCTACAGTGGGGGCGGGCACTGCGTTTAGTATAGCGCGGACGGCTAGCAAGGACGGGAGTGGGCCTGTTTTAGGCATCATGGCAGGCCGTATGGCAAAAGACGGACCCAGTAAGTTTAGTCAAGCACGTGCTTCAAAAAGTGACGGAAAATCTAGGCAAGAGATTTTCGATCTTCACCGAGCATACTTTGATGATGCTGTTTTAGGTCAGGACTCTGACGCTTTTCGTTTTGAGATACCTACCGCTAACTCTAAATTTAAAGAGGACGGCCCTGTTCAATTCATGAATGTTGAATATGGCCGTGGCTTGGCCATTGGTCTTACTGACGATTTCAGAGCAGTGCAGTTTACTAAAGATGGAGATTTAGTAAATTATAACCGTAAGTCTGCGGCAAAACTTTCTGATATTTTAGACTTTCCAGAACTTTATGAGCAATACCCTGATTTTAAGGATGTTGCGATAGTGAAGTTAATCCCAGAGGAAGGTGAGTTACCCTTTGGAGGACCTAGCGCTTTTTTTGCAGGTAGGGCAGAAAGCCCCCTTCGCGTTCCCACCATAGGTTTAAAAGAATCTCAGTCCTCTACTGAATTACAGTCTTCTTTGTTACATGAAATTCAGCACCTTGTTCAAACTAAAGAGGGATTACCGGGTGGAGCTAGCGGCCAATACATCATGGAGTTATTAGACGAAGAGCTAGGGGGAGGCGTAGATAAAAGCTTCCTTAAAAATGTGGCCTTGCCCGCGTATGAAGGTGTCTACGGAGAGACTGAAGCGCGTGTCGTACAGCGACGATTTGAACGTCCAGAAGAAGCCAAGTTAGATCCCGTTACAACTCGTCAAAAAGAAGCGCCAGAGGGTGACATTAGTATGACAGAGTATGAAGCTGTTGAAAATGCTGCTAATCTGGTGAGAGAGCTTTTAGAAGATGGTTATTATGAATACAAGGATGTTTATCCAGATGCTTTTAAGGCCAAAGGCGGCGTAATAACACTAGCTGACGTAGCGCGGAACACGGGCCGCGGCCCACGGGGCATTGCATCCCTTGCGTCAACAGCTAGGAATATGAACCGGCCTATGGTAAGTTAGGCCAAAGGAGATAGCTCATGGCTCGTGAACCGATAGCCGGGATGGTTGACAAAAACGTCCCCTCACAGTTGGACATGGAGGACTTGGCGGCTGAAGTAGAACTTGAGCTACCGGGTAGCATGGAGAACGTCGTGGCTTTTGAGGGCATGGCGGAGAACATGGACATTGAGATTACGCCGGATGAGGATGGCGGCATGACTGTGGACTTTGATCCGCAGGACCAGCGCGGCAAGAGCGATGATTTCTACATGAACTTGGCCGAGGAGATGCCGGACAGGGAGTTGTCTCGCATAGCCAGTGAGTTAATGGCTGAGTTTGATGCCAACAAATCAGGGCGACAGGAGTGGGAAGATGCTTACGCCAACGGTTTGGAGCTTCTTGGTTTCTCCTACGAGGAGAGGGCCCAGCCCTTCCGGGGAGCCTCCGGAGTCACGCATCCGTTGCTTGCCGAGGCGGCTACGCAATTTCAGGCACAGGCGTTCAATGAGTTGCTGCCAGCCAGCGGTCCCGTGCGAACTGCTGTACTTGGATCAGAAACAAGGGAAAAAGAACAGCAGGCCATCCGCGTAAAGCAGTTTATGAACTACTACATCACTAACGTGATGGAGGAATATACGCCTGAACTTGACCAGATGTTGTTCTTTTTGCCTCTGGCGGGGTCTACGTTCAAGAAAGTTTACTATGATGAGACAAAAGGGCGGGCGGTAAGTAAGTTTGTACCGGCAGAACACCTAGTTGTCCCATATGAAACGTCAGATTTAGAGACTTGTCCCAACATAACGCAGGTTATCCGCATGTCGTTGAACGATTTGCGGAAGAAACAGGTATCTGGTTTCTATCTGGACATGGATGTTTTGCCCGCGCAGGGTGAGTCGGGGTCCGTTGAGGACGAAATACAGCGCATTGACGGTGTTACACCTACTCAGATCGACTATGATTGCACTATTTTGGAGTGTCATGTCGATTTAGACCTTGAAGGATACGAAGATGAGGACGATGACGGTGAGTTAACCGGCATCAAGATACCATATGTTGTCACAATCAGTCAGGACAACGGGCAGATACTGTCAATTCGTCGAAATTATCGTGAAGATGACGAAGAAAAGCGTAAAATTCAGTATTTTGTGCATTATAAGTTCCTTCCGGGCTTTGGTTTTTACGGATTAGGGCTAATTCACACGATTGGCGGGCTGTCACGGACCGCCACAGCGGCACTGCGACAGTTGATCGACGCTGGTACGTTGTCCAACCTCCCTGCGGGCTTCAAAGCCCGCGGACTGCGGATCAGAGACGACGATGACCCGTTGCAGCCCGGTGAGTTTCGCGATGTGGATGCTCCCGGAGGGGCTATTCGTGACAGCCTGATGCCGCTGCCATTTAAGGGGCCTGATGCAACGCTGTTTAACCTGCTTGGGTTTGTGGTTCAGGCGGGTCAGCGCTTCGCGACGATTACGGATCTGAAGGTTGGAGACGGAAACCAGCAGGCTGCGGTGGGTACGACTATCGCGATGCTGGAACAGGGGTCTCGTGTGATGAGTGCGGTGCATAAGCGCCTGCACTACGCCATGCGGATTGAGTTCAAGATGCTGGCACGGGTCATGTCTGAGAGCCTGCCACAAGAATATCCGTACACTGTAGAGGGTGCAGAGTCTGCGGTGATGGCGAGTGATTTTGATGACCGGATTGATGTAATTCCGGTATCTGATCCCAATATGTTTAGTCAGGCGCAGCGGATTGCATTAGCGCAAACCAAGCTGCAACTGGCGGGGGCGGCCCCAGAGCTTCATAACATGTACGAGGTCTACAAGGACATGTATGAGGCTCTGGGTGTAAAAGACACTGACAGGATAATGAAGCGTATTCCTGACGAGGAGCCGGAACCGAAGGACCCGGCGCAGGAGAACATAGACGCTTTGGACATGGTGCCTTTGCAGGCGTTTGAAGGTCAGGAGCATGAGGCGCATATCATGGCGCACTTGGTGTTTGGGTCTACACCGATGGTAGGCGGGATGCCTGCTATTGCAATGGCTCTGCAAAAGCACGTCATGGAACATGTAAAGATTGCAGCGCGAGAACGTGCGGCGGTGCAGTTTATACAGCAAAGACAAGCTACGGGCGGTGCGGCTGCCACCGAAGAAGAGATGCTGGCCATTGAGGGCCTGACGGCGCAGTTTGTTGCCGAGGGTATGCAGATGGTCAAGCAGATGTCTCAGCAGGTATCTGGTCAGGGTCCAGATCCGCTGGTACAACTCAAGGAGCAGGAGCTACAGATTAGAGCGCAGGCAGAACAGTCCGATGCTCAGAACGAAGCGGCCAAGCTCAATCTTGACGCACAGAACCAGCAGATGCGGGCATCACAATTCCAGCAGAAACTGGCCAGTCAGGAAAAACAGACCCAAGCACGTATTCAGTCTGCGATGGAGAGAGAACTACTTAAAAAACAATAGCTTGGGGGCTAAATGGAACCAATCAGTGCGGCGTTAGCAGGATTTGCATTATTTAAAACTGCGGTCGATGGCATCAAAACTGCTATCGGAACCGCTAATGACGTGTCCGATATAGCGGGATATTTGGATAACCTGTTTGAGGGTGAAAAGCAGGTACAGCAGGAACGCAATAAAAAGTCTGGCATGGGTTTAGGCGACCAGTTTGGCGTTAAAACTGTGGCGGCAGAGATCATAAATGCCAAATTAGCTCAAGAACAGATGAGAGAAATCGCCACTATGGTGGACCTTCGTTTTGGTCACGGGACGTGGAAAAGCATAGTTGACGAGCGGGCCAGACGTATTCAAGCTGCGAAAGAAGCGGAGGCGGAAGCTAAACGAAAGAAGTTGCAGGAACAAAAGAAATTTGACGATACCGTGAATCAGGTTGTCATGGCTGGGGCAGTTATACTGATGACGTTGTTGTTTGTTGTTCTAATGTTTAAGGTGTTGTTATGAGTCAGAAAAAATTACAAAAAGAGTCCATTTATGCTGAATATGATGAGGATGGTGACGGGATTGTTAGTGACGAAGAGTTGAGTCACATTAAAGAGATAAAAAAGACGGAAACAGAGCTTCGTAAGAACGTGGCTCAGTTACGCATGGCTAGATACACCTTGATATTTATGGGATGTTATGCTGTGTTTCTAGCATCACCGTGGTACTCTGCGGAAAAACTTGAGGGTCTAGGTGCAGTCACCGACCTCATATTTTTGAGTGGGGCTGGCATTGTCGGCGCGTACATGGGCACTACGGCGTGGATGTCGAAGAAATAACAGAGTAGGTCTATGGAAAACATTATAATAGCTGCGATATTGGCAGCGATGATACACGGTCATGTTACAGGCGGCGAGAAACAAGAGGCTGTAAAAGATGATATAAACTGGGAGCTTGCTGGTAATTTCAGAACTGAGAGCACCCCTAACACCGTTCAGTGGGTGATTATCACGGATGAATGAAGTTCATCATACGGTCGAAACCTTTTTCATCATGGTTATTAGCATGTGGGGTTTTGACGGTAATGATTGGCAATATATAGGCAATCAGATTTCTTTACAGCAGCCTATGACGCAAGCTCAGTGTGAATATTTGATAGATGAGGATATGTGGCAGGTTAGTTACCAGAACCACTATTATCGCCTGATGGCGCACTGTTTTCCTGCGGAATGTGCGGAAGAGGGTAAGTGTAAATAATGCCAAAACTAAGTGAAAACACTGAATTATCAATGCCTATACGCAATTTGATTGCACTGCTTGTGGCGGCAACGGTGGGGACATGGGCATATTTTGGAGTTATTGAGCGGCTAAACACTATTGAAAACAAAATAATTTTGATGGAAACAGATTTGGGAATGAATACGGAGTTTCGTATCAAATGGCCGCGAGGCGAGATGGGTAGTTTGCCAGCCGACTCAGAACAGTTTATGATGATCGAACATTTGGCTAGTGAGTTAGAAAAACTGGCAGAAAATATTGAAAGCGGTAATGCCCCACATGACCAGCAACAGAAACTGGTCTTGGAGTTTTATGACAGGCGGTTGACAAAGATTGAGGACAACATAGAAAAGTTGACCAACAAATGATTGAGATGACCTTTGTTTTGTTGTTGATGATAGGTGAGGAGCGGGTTGAATATACGCCTTATAAGAACCTGTCTGAGTGTCTAAACATACGACGTAAGATAAAACGAAACGTGGGACACACTACGGACTTTGACAAAAAGTGGTCATGTAAACAATTAAAGGTCAGGCTTCAGGCTGGCGAGATTTTAGAAATCTTGGAGGACGAATGATACAGGCACTTCTTGGTCCAATCTCCTCTCTGGCAGGCACATGGCTAGAGGGTAAGGTTGAAGAGAAAAAAGCGGTAGCAGGCGCAAAAGTGGCGAAGGCTAAAGCTGAAGCGGTCATAATGGAGAAGAAAGCCACGGGTGAGATCGACTGGGATCTCAAGATGGCTGATGCCTCTGCACATAGCTGGAAAGATGAATGGCTTACAATTTTGTTCTCGATTCCGCTCATTTTGAGCTTCTGCGGAGATTGGGGCAGAGAGATTGTATCAAACGGTTTTCAGGCTCTTGAGGCCATGCCGCAATACTATCAATACACGCTTGGAGTTATCGTGAGCGCCAGTTTTGGAACACGCGCAGCCACGAAGTTTTTTGGAAAGAAATAAGCATGAACAAAGACAAATTACGCGAAGAAATCGCTGAAGATGAAGGGTGCAAATACGAGATCTATTTGGACCATTTAGCTCTGCCGACGTGTGGTGTGGGCCATTTAATCACTGAAAGTGATGAAGAGTATGGCAAGCCCGTTGGCACAATCGTTGAACAAGAGCGAGTGAGAAACTTGTTCGCGTTGGACATAGCGGTAACTCTTGATGAGTGCAAGGTTTTGTATCCTGACTTTGATGATTTGCCGGAAGAATGTCAGCACATCATTGCAAACATGATGTTCAATATGGGCAGACCCAGACTCAGCAAGTTCAAGGGCATGAAAGCTGGTGTGGACGCTAGAGATTGGAGCGCCGCAGCAGACGAAATGGTTGACTCTAAGTGGTACACTCAGGTGCCAAACCGTGCACGGCGTTTGGTCGATAGAATGAGAGCTCTTGCAGAAACAGACTGATGTGTTATAAGAACACATAAGACTTAATGCGGAGTTATCAGAGTGGATGAGGTTTACTTTGCGGAAGCCGTTTTTCGCATAATAAAAGAGCGGCGGCAGGCTATTTACGATTTGTTGATTTATGACAACGTGAATAGTTTAGAGCAATATCGTGAGCTCATGGGCAACTTAAAAGCCCTAGATCATGTGGAACAGGAACTCAAGAGCCTGCTAGATAAACAGGAGCAAAGCAATGGTTGACTTGGAAGCCGCATCAGAGGGTGTGGCAAATCTCGCAGAAGCTTACAAAGAGCCAAGCGATAGAGTATTAGACCCCGAAGCTATTGGGGGTTCTCTCCTAGAAAGAATGCCAGACCCGACAGGGTGGAGGATTTTGGTCTTGCCGTATAGGGGTAAGGGTAAAACCGACGGCGGCATTTATCTACCAGATACAGTGGTTCAAGAACAAACCGTATCTACACAGGTAGGTTACGTCCTAAAGGTAGGATCTTTGGCCTATAAGGACGCAGAAAAGTTTCCCACAGGATCTTGGTGTGAACAGGGTGATTGGGTGATGTTCGCTCGTTACTCAGGATCACGCTTTAAAATCGACGGTGGGGAAGTTCGTATTCTCAATGATGATGAGATACTGGCAAAAATAAAAGAACCCGAAGATATACTTCATTTCTAGGAGCTATAAATGGCAGAAGAAAAGCAACAGATTGAGTTAGATCTGGAAGATGAACAAGATACTGAAGTTGAGCTTGAGGCCACGAAAGAAGAAGAGCCGCAAGCAGAGGCTGCAACAGAGGATCAGTTTGAAAAAGCTGAGACCAATACTCAAAAACGTATTGATCGTTTGACAAAGAAAATGCGTGAAGCAGAGCGTCAGAAAGAAGAAGCTCTTCGGTACGCACAAGGTGTTCAGGCAGAGGCCGCACAGCTTAAAGAACGCATGAACGCGATGGATACGAATTATGTTAACGAATACAGCAATCGTGTTACCAGCGAGATGGGCACTGCCGAAGGTGAACTGGCTCGTGCTATTGAAATAGGTGACACAAACGGTGTTGTGGAAGCGCAGCGTAAGATTACTAGGCTTGCAATAGAGAACGACAGAGCCGAGCAGGCAAAGGCTCAACAGCAGCGTTACGCACAGCAAACGCAGGCTCAAGCACAGGCTCAAGTTCAACAGCCCATGCCGCAGCAACAGCCACGTCGTCCTGACCCAAAAGCAGAAAGCTGGGCACAACGGAACGAGTGGTTTGGCACGGATGAGGCCATGACATATGCCGCTTTTGGTGTTCACAAAAAACTTGTCGAAAATGAAGGGTTTGACCCGCAGAGCGATGAGTACTATAGTGAGTTAGACAAGCGTATGCAGAACGAGTTTCCGCATAAGCTTAAAAACGGGGAAAGCAGACGGCCCGCTCAGACGGTTGCTTCCGTATCCCGGTCATCTTCTGGGCGCAGTAGTGGGAAAAAGGTTAGACTCACCCCTAGCCAAGTCGCAATAGCGAAGAAATTGGGTGTGCCGCTTGAAGAATACGCGAAATACGTGAAGGAGTAAGTTGATGTCAGAAGAACAAAAAGAAATGTTTGAAGGCGGAATTAAACGTACTTCTCGCGCAAACCAAACTAGGGAGAAGACGGCGCAGCGTAAGCCGTGGGCTCCCCCGTCTATGTTGGACGCACCGCCTGCACCGGATGGTTATAAGCATCGTTGGATCAGGGCTGAAACCCGTGGTTTTGACGATACTAAAAACATCAGCGCAAAGATGCGCGAGGGTTATGAGCTTGTCCGTAGGGATGAGTATCCTGACTTTGAGGCCCCGGTAATCGACTCAGGTAAATATGAAGGTGTGTTTGGAGTAGGTGGTTTGATTCTCGCTCGTATTCCAGATGAAACTGTGGCGGAAAGGACAGCATATTTCAACTCAAGAAGTGCTGACCAGATGCAGGCGGTGGACTCTGATATGATGAGAGAGAATGCACATTCGACTATGACGATCAATAAACCAGATCGTCAATCTCGTGTAACTTTTGGTGGTCCTCAGAAATGATGGCTACCTCTTTGTCAAATAGGAGTCTCTAATGGCAAACACACTTACTGGTGGTTTTGGCCTTCGTCCTATTGGTAAAACGGGCGGTAATCCTAATAACAACGCTACGACGATGTATGAGATTGCCAACAACTACACTACTGCTATCTATAATGGTGGAATTGTTATTCCATTGGCCTCTGGAACTATTGCGATTTCTGATCAAGCTGTAGCTCCTTTGGGTGTTTTAGGTGGCGTTGAGTACGTTGACTCCGTAACCGGTAAGACTACCCACCTTAATTATTGGCCGGGTTCAAATGCTGTAAGCGTTAACACGAACCATCCTGTCAAAGCTTATGTGTATGATGATCCAATGCAGCTATATGTTGTAGTGGCAGATGGCACAAATACCGACCGGGCAACTGCCTTGGCGGATGTTTTTGCTAACTGTGACATGGCGAGTGTTAACAACGGTAGCACAAATACAGGTAAGTCTTCTGACATGCTTGATATCAGCACCGCTGCGACAACCGCAGGCTTGGATGTTCGTATTGTCGGCCTCTACGAAGAGGAAGGCAACACAGACTATTCAGCCGTTGGTCATCAGTACATCGTTCGTTTGAACGCACCTTTCAACTCAGGCTTTGCTGCTGCCGTAGGCACCGCAGCGAACACCGGCATATAGGAGGCTAGGAAATGGCTATTTCAAGAGCACAACTAGCTAAAGAGCTAGAACCCGGTCTAAATGCACTTTTTGGGCTTGAGTATGATCGTTATGAAAACGAACATGCTGAGATCTTTGCAGAAGAGTCTTCAGATCGTTCCTTTGAAGAAGAAGTGATGCTTGGGGGTTTCTCAACAGCACCGACTAAAGAAGAAGGCG